TTGCTAAACAAAATCCACGTTTTGATAAAGCAAGATTCTTATCAGCAGTTGGCTTAAATGAAGAACAAGTAGCAGAAGCATGTGGCGGCAAATATAAAAAAATGGCAGAAGAAGATACATTAGAAGAAGCACAAAGCCCAGCACAGAAAGCGGCATTCCAAAAAATGCTAGATGCTAAAAAAGGCAAAACTGAAGATAAAGACGAAGAAGTAGAAGAAGGTAACGAATTTAGTGGTGCTCTTGCTAAAGCAAAGGCAGAAGGTAAAAAAGAATTTGAGGTAGATGGTAAAACATACAAAGTGGAAGAAGCGATGAAAGAAGATAAACAAGTTAACGAAGACATTAGCATAAACATTACTGCTAACGGTGAAGAAGACGCATTAAAACTTATTATGAAACTGGCTGGTGTACAAGCAGTAGCAGTACAACAAGAAACAGTTGAAGAAGAACGTGATATTGAGTATGTAAATACTCCAAAAGAACAAGTGGCACCAGTAAGTGCCGCAGTTCCAAGTGGCACTGACTATCATAAGGCTAAAAAACAAGATCCTGCAACTGCTAACAAAGCGGCTAACCCTTTAGCAGAAGATGAAGAAGATACATTAGAAGAAAGTTTATGGGATTCTTACAAATCAATGATCGCTGAAGTTAAAAAAGATGAAAACGCTTAAAGACTATTTAAAAGAACAAGAAACAAGCACCAACTCTGATGTTGGTGTTTCCTTATCTGAATATGCTGTTGAACCTAAAAACAAAGAAGATAAAGAAGCAAAATTAAAAGCATTACAAGCATTACTAGTTGATCCTAACACAGCAAACGATCCACAACTGCAACAGGTTATAAAAGCAAGATTAGCACAACTACAAACAGATGAAAGTGTTGAACCAGTTAAAGAAGACTACAAAGGCTGGACATATTCAAAAGAAGTAGAAGAATATGATGACAATAGAAAAATCTTCCATTCAGCAACCAAAGATGGTAAAGAAGTATCTATGGATTGGTCGCCATACTCAACACCAACAGCAGAAGAATTTAAGTTATGGGTTGATTTAGGTATGCCTACACGCAAAGCAGTTAACTCAATTGGTCCATTGGACAAAGATGACTTGTTAACATTAGCAAAAACTAAACAAGGTACACACGATCTATTAAAAAGAGAACTTGACGAAATTAAACGTCTAAGTGGTTTACCTGTCAATGAAGATAAAGCAGATGTAATGGGCAAACTTGATACTAAAACAAGAATACAATTACAAAAAGCCAAACAAAAATACCAAGCATTGGCTAAAGGTGATCCACTAGCATCAATGCTTATGGATTTAGAACGTGAAGTTGATCGTTTAGATCAAGAAAACGACATTGAAGATGCACAGATTGCCGCACAAGACGTTGTTGACAAAATGCACACTGATGCTATTGCTAAATTAAAAAAAAAGACAACGCATGAAGCGTTTCGATATCACCTAGACAACAACATTCCAATTAGAGAAAACATATTCCGCCCAGGTAGTGACAAATACTTTGAGTTGTTTAACTATGCTAGACAACAATTTCAAGAAGGTAAATTTACTCCAGATTGGGAAGATCAAGAATTATTAGAAACAGACATTGGTCAAGTAGTTAAACTTGTTAATGGACATTCAGTGCCATTGGATCAACCGTTTGCTGATGATGAATTAAGTGAAGCAGAATATCAAGGTAAAAAAGTAGAACTCAACAAACCTAAACGCGGTGGTCCTAAAAAGTTTTATGTTTATGTAAAGAATCCTAAAACAGGTAAAGTTAAAAAAGTTAGTTGGGGCGACACAACTGGCTTGTCAGTTAAGGCCAGCAAACCAGGTAGAGTAAAATCATTTGTAGCCCGACATAAATGTAAACAAAAGAATGATAAGACCAAAGCAGGCTATTGGGCTTGCCGTACACCAAGATACAAAAGTTTAGGAGTAAAAGGTGGTCAGTGGTGGTAACAAACCTTACTTTGAAACTCGTATAGGCGATACAGTCTATAGACGTTTTGAAGGCACTGTTGAAGAAACAGATCTAGTTTGGCACCGCGATGCCAACGATAGACAGATAAAAGTATTAGAGGGACAAGGTTGGCAGTTACAGTTTGATAATGAATTGCCACAAAAGTTAGAGCCAGGCGAAACTTACTTTATTGCTAGAGAGCAGTATCATAGATTGATTAAAGGCAATGACGAACTAGTCATTGAAATAGTAGAAGAAGAATGAGAGCAAAAGATTTTATTGTAGAAAAACGTGTAGGTAAACTACCACCAGATCAAAAGAGCACTCTAAATAGATCTAATAAATTTGCTACGGCTAACGATAGATTCTACGACCTTAATCGTGTTATGATGGCCACTGCTGGAAGTGATGGTGTTAACATTCCAGAAATGGATGCTGAAAGTTGGGTAGGTCGCAGTAATTTTTCTATGCCTTATACTAAAGTAGAACAAGACATGGTCAAAAAAGCCTGTAAGAGTGTGGGCACATCAATAAACAATATTGTTGCTGATCCAAGTTCTGAACCTAACGACACAAACAAAGCCAGTCCAGTAGCACAGCGTAAAAACAAAAGGAAATACTAATGGCTGACTTTGACGTAGAAATACAAGATATTAAACGCCTTGCAGGACTAACAGATCTGAACCAAGGTAAACTACAAGAATATACAGGTGAAGGCTCAGTTAAAACAGAAGCCAGTAACCTTACACACACTGCACAAGAAAAAGCAGACTATCAAAAAAAGCATAACATAGAACCAGGTACTCCAGAATGGTTTAAGTTATGGTTCTCTAAGCCGTATATGACCGGCGAAAAACCTTGGTAAATTAGTTTTTTAACCCTAACAAAGTCAGATAAGTACTAGTATGGCAAGAACGGCTAAAGGTACAGATTCAGTATTAGTAAAGAAACCTCATACGAGGGAAACCTTTACGGAAAAACAATTACAAGAATTCGCAAAGTGTGCTGATCCTAAAACAGGTCCAGAATACTTTATGAGTCATTACTTTTACATACAGCATCCTACACAAGGTAAAATGTTGTATAAGCCATACGAATATCAAAAACGCTTAATTGGAACCTATCACAATAATAGATTTAGTATAAGTCTAATGCCCAGACAAACAGGTAAGTCAACATCAGCCGCAGGTTACTTGCTATGGTATGCTATGTTTGTTCCTGATAGTACTATCCTAATTGCCGCACACAAATTTACTGGATCGCAGGAGATCATGCAACGTATACGTTATGCCTACGAAGACACTCCGGATTATATTAGAGCAGGTGCTGTTAGTTACAATAAAGGTAGTATAGACTTTGACAATGGAAGCCGTATAGTTTCAGCAACCACTACTGAAAACACTGGACGAGGTATGAGTATATCACTACTATACTGTGACGAGTTTGCGTTTGTGAGACCTACTATTGGTCGTGAGTTCTGGACTTCTATTAGTCCAACACTGGCAACAGGTGGTAAATGTATTATTACATCTACTCCAAACTCAGACGAAGATCAATTTGCTGTGTTATGGAAAGGTGCTAACAAATTAGAAGATGAGCACGGTAATCCAACTGAAATAGGCATTAATGGGTTTAAAGCATTCCGTTCATATTGGAATGAACATCCAGATAGAGATGACAAGTGGGCAGAAGAACAAAGAGCACAGTTAGGTGATGATCGTTTTAGACGTGAAATGGAATGTGAATTTATTATCTGGGACGAAACTTTAATTAACGCAGGGCACTTGATTGAACTACAAGGTATTGATCCTATAGAAACACAAGGACAAGTACGTTGGTATAAAAAGCCCAACAAAGAATCTACATATCTAGTAGCATTAGATCCTAGTCTAGGCACAGGTGGTGATCCAGCGGCTATACAGATATTTGAACTGCCTGCATTTGAACAAGTAGCAGAGTGGAAACACAATAAGACACCAGTACAACAACAGATAGGTATTCTAATAGAAATAACAAAATATCTGTCGGAATTTGTGCCAGAAACCAGCATTTATTACAGTTTAGAAAACAATACTCTAGGCGAAGCGGCTCTGGTAAGTCTTGCTGAAATAGGTGAAGAAAATATTAAAGGTACGTTCCTAACAGAGCCTGCTAGAGCAGGTAATGTAAAACGTTATCGCAAAGGATTTAACACAACACACAAGAGTAAACTAGCGGCCTGTGCTAAACTTAAAAATCTAATTGAAACAAAGCGTATGGTTATACATAGCCGTCCTTTAATCAGTGAATTAAAAACGTTTGTAGCATTAGGTACCAGTTATGCGGCCAAAGTAGGTGAAACAGATGACCTAGTTATGGCCATGGTTTTAATTATACGCATGGCACAATTACTACAGAGTTACGTTCCTGAACTTGATCTTAAAATGAAAGATAATCTAGATGATTTTATCGAGCCAATGCCTTTTATAATGTTTTAAGATAAATAACAATATGAGTACTGAAATCAACAGCGTAGCAGAAGCATTATTTGAAAAAATCCGTAGTAGATTTGAAGATGTCAGTTTGGGTGACGAAAACGCCAAAGCAACACAGACACCTGAAGATGCTAGATTCTTTAACTTTGACTATGAAGTTGAAGGACACAGTCACGGCAATATCACAATTAGTTTGATTGATGAGTCTGCACTTAAAATCTATTTTAGTAAAAATATTACAGACGATTTAGACGATGCAGAAAAACAAAAATGGTATAAATTCTTAAAAGAATTACGCTACTTTGCTAAACGCAACATGCTGACATTTGAACCTAGAGATATTACCAGAAGTAGTCTGAACATTAGAGACATCAAACAGGTCAGCCACGATGACAGTACATACGATAAAGAAGAAGTTGTAGATTTAGGTGAAAGCAAAATGTATGGTTCTAAGAAACGCAGTTACGAAAGTTATGGTCCTGTAAGGATTAAAATTCAACACACAAAAGAAGTTGCAGAAGAAGTAAAAGGCAGTCGTTCAAGAAACATTCAAGCATTGTTTGTTGAAAATGATCAAAGCGAAAGATTTAAATTGCCATTTACTAGCCTAATTGGTGCTCGTGCTATGGCACGTCATGTGTCAGCAGGCGGCATCCCAACTGATGCAATAGGTGAGCATATTACTGGTCTGGTAAACGAAATGATCACACTAAGACCATTTGTAAATGCTATGCGTACTAGAACATTTGAAGACAAAGAAACACAAGGCATGCTTGAAGCCGCATTTGAGTATCATAGATTACTAAAGCACACTCTTAATAAAATGAAAGGCAAAAAAGGCTATAATCAATTTAAAGAAAACTTTAAACCTAGCGAAGTAAAAGAACAAGACATTGATGTTAACAACATTAAAGATAAATTTGTAAAACGTGTAATGGACGAACGAGTAGAACAAGCACTTCCATTAGTACATAAGGCATATCAAATGATGAAAGAAAATAATAATCCATTTGCAAAAGAATTTGAAACATGGGCAACAAGACTAAGTGAAGGTACATGGCACGTTCCAGAAACAGAAGAAGACATCAGAAAACTAGCAAAACTATTAAGAGATCCAGTACCGTGTGGTGTTGATGGAGTAAATGGAGTTAATGCTTTAGGTGGACTAATTGGTGATGATTCACTATATGATGACATTGAATCACTAGCAGAGGTTGACACAGAAGCAGACTGTAATAGTTTAATAGTATCTTGGTTAGACAACAACATGCCAGAAGTATTAGAACAAATTAAAGAACTAAGTCCAGATGGCTTTGTTCGTGATCAAGGCAGAGAACAGGAAAAACCTAAAGACTGGGCACAGGCAGTGGCCGCAGACGAAAGCGTTGAAGAAGGCTTTGATCCTGACAGTTTTGACGGTGAAATCACTGTGCCAGGATTAAACAATGTACCAACAACAATTAAATACACTGCTGAAGTAGACAAAGAACAAAACACAGTGCGTGTAACCAACTGCTCAAACAATCAATACAAAGAAGAATGCCAGGCAGATGCTGAAGCAGAGTGGGACGCAAGAGACGCAGACGTGCCTATGGACGAAGGCAAAATGAAAGACTTATCAATGGACCTAAACGATTTATCTGACAAAGAGTTTGAAGAAAAATATGGCATGAAAAAATCAGATTGGGAAGAAGTAAAAACACCAGGCTTAAGACAGGACCCAAGTAAACCAGCATATA